GGCCGGCCCGCTTCTTTCGTTTCTTCGTCAGGCCGGTATGGAGGCGGCGTCCCCGATCGCCGACGTGGTGCGGGGCGTGCTGCCGAGCGTCAGCGGCGACCTGGCCGGCACGGTGCGCGTCACCGGGGGCCGCACCGGTGCCGCGGTGAGAGAAGGCCGGGCGAAGGTGCCCTACGCCGGCTGGATCGACTTCGGGGGGACCCGCAAGCGGCCCCACCCGGCGACGAGGCCGTTCATCAAGGTCGGCCGCTACCTCTACCCGAGCGCCGGCCCGCTGGCCGCCGACGCGGCGCGGACCTACGCCGCCGCCCTGGAGCGGGGCTTCGCCTCCTTCCCCTGGTCGAACACCGGATCGGTGGGGGCGTCGGTCCATGACTGAGCTGCCGACCACGGTCCGCATCACCCAGGCGTTCGCGTCGAGGATCCCGACGCAACGGGTCATCGACGCGGTGCGCCACGCCGAGGGCGGTGTCCCCTTCGACGAACTCATGACGGCGCAGCCCTTCCGCGTCGCCGCCTTCCGGGCGCTGCTGCGGGACTTCCCCGGCTACGACATGACCGCGCTGTGGCTGCACGCCTACGACGTGGAGGTGGCGATAGACGAGGTGGACCCTACGAACGGCGCATCGCCGACGCCCGCGCCGCCTTCCGCCACTACTGGCACGTTGACCCCGACGCCGTAGGCGACGAGGACGAGGCGGCCATGGTCCGGCTGATGCGCAAGGAGGCGGCCGAGGCGGCCGCGGCGAGGAGGCGCTAGGTGGCCGGGCCCTCGGTCGCGGTAAGGGTCCTGGCCGACGTCACCGCCTTCACCAAGTCGATCGGCGGTATCGCCGCCGCCGGGGCCGAGTCGGCCGGCCACATGCGCGCCGCCTTCTCCGGCGTGCTCGGGGCCCTCAACCAGACCGGGGTCCTCGGCCCCTTCGGCGCAGCCCTCGACGGCGTGAGCGCCGCGCTCGACGCCATGGGCAAGCACGGCAAGGACGTGGGCCTGGCCATGATCGGCGTCGGCGGCGCGCTCGCCGGCATCGGCGCCGGCCTGTCGGCGGTGGGCAGCAAAGACCAGGCGGCCCATCGCCAGTTACAGGACGCGGTACAGGCGACCGGGCGGGATTACGACGACTATGCCAAGAAGGTAGAGGAGGCGGTCAAGCATCAGGAGCACTTCGGCAACACCGCGGCCGAAACCCAGGACGCCCTGCGGATCCTGACCCAGGCGACGGGCGACCCGACCAAAGCGCTCAAGTACCTGGGCGAGGCGTCGGACCTCGCCGCCGCGAAGCACGAAAGCCTGGGGGAGGCGGCCACCAGCCTCGGCAAGGTCTACAACGGGGCGGGCCGGGTGTTGAAGGAGTTCGGCGTGTCCATGGACACCGTCAAGACCGGCTCGGCCCAGCTGGCCACCGCCCAGAAGGGTGTGGAGACGGCCACCGAGGCGGCCGCCAAGGCCCACCAGCACCTGAGCGACGTGCAGACCGCCCTTGCCGGCAAGACCCACCTGACCCAGGCCGAGCAGATCCGCCTACGCGACGCCACCCAGAACGTCCAGACGGCCGACGAGAAACTGCGCGAGGCCCACGGCAAGCTCACCGACGCCCAGAACGCCGGGGCGAGGGCCGCGGCGGCCCACGGTGCCGCCTTAGACACCCTGGCCGGCAAGCTCAAGGGCCAGGCGTCGGCCCAGGCGAGCACCTTCTCCGGTCACCTGCGCGAGATCAAGGCCCGCCTGGAGGACACCGCGGCGTCGATCGGCCAGAAATACGGCCCGGCCATCACCGCCGTGGGGTCGGGTATGGCGGTCATGGGCGGCGCCATCACCGGGGCCCGCGCCGCGGTCACCTTCCTGAAGGACTCCGAGGTGGTCGGCACCGCGGCCAAGATCGCCTACGCCGCGGCCACCTTCCTCGTGAACGGGGCGATGACCGTGGCGACCGCCATCTGGACCGCCTTCACCGTCGTGGAGTGGGCCTCGCTGGCTCCTATCCTGCTCATCATCGCCGGGGTGGCCCTGCTCGGCCTGGCCATCTACGAGCTGGTCGCCCACTGGTCGACGGTGTGGGCGTTCATCAAGCGGATCATCGTCGACGTGTGGACGTGGATCAAGGAGCACTGGCCTTTGCTCCTGGCCATTCTCCTGGGTCCAATAGGCCTGGCCGCGGACCTGATCATAAAGAACTGGAAGAGCATAAAGAAGGGCGCCGAGGAGGCGGTGGACGGCATCATCACCGCCTGGAACGCGATAGTCGGCTTCTTCGTGGGCCTCGGCTCGGCGATCGCCCGCATCGCCTCGACCATCTGGAAGGCGCTCGTCGACTTCGCCAAGGCCGCGGTGCGCGACGTAAAGACGGCCTGGCAGGCGGTGGTCGACTTCTTCGTAGGCCTGTACACCTGGCTGGCCGGGGTCGCCTCGACCATCTGGCACGCCCTCGTCTCCTTCGCCCGGACCGAAAAGGACGCCGTCGTAAACATCTGGCACGGGATTTACGACTTCTTCACCGGCCTGTATTCCTGGGTGGCCGGCGTGGCGTCGACCATCTGGCACGCCCTCACCTCCTTCGCCCAGACCGAGAAGGACGGCATCGTCCGGATCTGGAACGACCTGTGGAGCTTCATCTCCGGGCTGCCCGACAAGATCGCCGGGGTTGGTAGTCGGATGTGGCAGGGGATCACGAGCGGCTTCAACGACGCCATAGGCGCGATCAAGAGCATATGGAACTCGACGCTCGGCAACGTCCACGTTCACATCCCCGGGACCAACGTCGACATTGGCTTCCCGACTCTGCAGCAGGGCGGCCTTGTCACGGAGACCGGCTTGATCCTGGCCCATGCCGGTGAGGTGGTCGCCCCGCTCGACAAGGTCGAAGGCGTCGGCCGGGCCGGGCCGGCGGTGGTTATCGAGACCGTCAACCTCCACGACGGCGCCGACATAGAGCTGCTGTTGCAACAGATCCGCTTCGCCACCCTGGCCGGCAAGCTGTGACCGCCTACTGCGGCGCCCCGGTGGCGCTCACCCTCACCTCGGCCGGGTCCACCCTCGACCTCATGGATCAGGCGAACGGGTTCCGGGTGGAGACGGTCGACCTCGGCTACCCGGCGGTGCGCGAGGACGTCGGCGACTACCCGGGACGGCGGGGCGGCTGGGACAATACCCGGCTGTTCGGGGCCCGGGCGGTGACCGTCACCGGCTGGATCGTGCCGGTGCCCGGCGCCAGCCGCCAGGCGGCGTGGCACGCCATCGCCCCCTACCTCGACCCGGCGGCGCGTCCGGTGCTCACCTTCCAGATCGACGGTGACCAGATCCCCCACCAGCTCCACGTCCGGGCCGCGCAGTTCTCCTCGGTGGCGTCCAATCCCCAGGTGTCGCCCTTCCAACTGGGCTTCAAGGCCCTCGACCCCGTCGCCTACTCGGCCACGGTGAACACCGCCATCTGCTGGCCGACCAACACCGCGGGCGGGCGCACCTACAACCTGAGCTTCCCCCGGGTCTACCCGGCGAGCCCGATCGGCGGGGCCACCACCACCACCGCCGGGGACCAGACGGTGTACCCGCTGCTCCACCTCTACGGCCCGGCCTCCACCATCCGCATCGCGGAGACGATATGGGCCGCGGCCGCTCCCACCGGCTACTCCTACGCGATCCCGTTCAAGAGCGGCTACAGCGTGGCCGCGGGCGACCGCCTCGATATCGACTGCGCGGCCCACACCGTGCTCACCAACGGCGACCCGGGATCGAGCCAGTACAACCAGATCGACTTCGCCAACTGGTCGGGCTTCTGGCCCCGCCTGGCCCCGACCGACACCAACCCGGCCGAGTGGACCCTGTCGGCCACCGCCACCTCGGGCGTGACCCAGCTGCAGATCGTCTGGCAGGACGCCTACCTGTGGTGAGCGTCGAGGCCACCGCCGTCACCTCCTACCCCCGGGCTCCGGGGGCGAGCGGATGGCGTCTGCTCACCGCCTGGCGGGGCCCTCCGGCCACCCGCAACACCCTGGCCGCCGAGGTGACCGAGGCTCGGGCCCGCAAGTTCCACTTCGACCTGTTCAACCCGGCCACCGCGGCGTTCGACGTCGACGGCCGCAGCCCGACGGTGCCGGGCCTGGCCGAGCTGTCGCAGGATCTGGTCGCGCTGCGCTGGGACCCGAGCAGCTCGTCGGCGTACCTGCCGATGTTCCGGGGCCCGATCGGTCACACCGAGGACAAACTCGACGCCACCACCCATGTCGTCAACGTCCAGGCGGCCGACTACCGGGCCATGCTCGACCGCTGCCTCGTGAACGCCGCCACCTACACCGCCACCGCGCAGGAGGCGATCATCGCCGCCCTGGTGGCGCCGTACTCGGTGACCGCGGCGGCGCCGTACAACCAGGGGGTCCGGGTCCACACCGTCGCCACCGGGGTCAACCGCACCGTCGTCTACGCCGGGACCGAGACGGTGGCGGCCGAGATAAACAAGCTGGCCACCCAGTCGGGCGGGGTGGAGTGGGGCTGCGAGCCGGCGTTCGACACCACCACCCCGGCCGCCCCGACCGCCGAGCTGTATCTGTGGTACCCGACGAGGGGCACCACCCGGCCGTTCGTGGCCGAGTACGGGACCAACGTCGCCCAGGTGTCGCGGGTGGTCGACTCGTTCTCCTTCGCCAACTACGTGCTGGTCACCGGGGCCTCGGGAGTGGCGGCCCAGACCGCCGCGGGCGACGTGGTGGCCAACCCGGCGGCCCATGCCGAGGGCCTGTGGCAGATCACCGAGTCGTCGGCCAACGAGACCAGCACCACCACCCTCGCCAACCTGGCCGCCTACACCCTGGCCGCCGACTCGATCCTGACGCCGTCCTACCAGCTCACCCTGACGCCGGGGGCGTGGCGGTCCAAAAACGACTTCTGGCTGGGCGACACCATCGAGATCAGGGTGGCGTCGGGACGGCTCAACGTGGACGTGGCCGCCCGGGTCATCGTCATCGACTTCGCCCTCTCCGACGACTCCGACGCCGAGACGGTCACGGTGACCGTGGCCCGTCCCGTGCTCACCCTGGCCCAGCTCATCCACGGCCAGAACCAGAACCTCTACGCACTGAACAGGCGGTGAGCCGATGACCCGCTATACCCCGCTGTGGCAGCAGGCCGGGACCTACCCGGCGAGTGTGGACCGGGGCCTGATCTCGACGCTGTGGCCCACCTCGGCGTCGAGCGGCGGGGCGGTGACGGTGAACACCGGCACCATGACCCTCAACGTCGCCCCGGGTACCGCCTCGGTCGCCCTCGGCGCCGGCAACGGCTCGGAGCTGTGCCGGTGGGACGCCCCCGAGACGGTCGGCCCGCTGGCCACCGCCCCGCCCGCCGGATCGAGCCGGATCGATCTGATCGTGCTCCAGGTGCGCGACACCACCATCGACAGCCTGGGCAACAACGACTTCGTTTTCACCTACGTCACCGGGGTGGGCGGCACCCCGGGACCGGGCGCGGTGCCGGCCACCCCGCCCAACGCCTACGCCATCGCTCAGGTCACGGTGCCGGGCGGGGTGGCCAACTTGAACACGGCCACGATCACCGACGTGCACAACGCCTTGTACACTCCGCAGCCGCCGGTCGGCTGGCTCGGGCGGACCCAGATCACCGCCAACAGCGGTACCGTGTCGACGACGACGGCAACGCCGATCCCGGGCACCAGCGTTGCCGTGAACGTGCAGGCGAACCGCCGGCTCCGGGTCACGGCGTTCGGAAACATCCAGAAAGACGCCACCGCCGGCACGGCGCGCTTGTATGTCATGGAGGGACCGACCACCTGGACCACCCGCACCTTGTCGCTGGTCTACGTGCCGGCGAGTGGTTATCAACTGTGCTCAGCCGTCTACTTCGCCGACAACCCGGCCGCCGGGTCGCATACCTACGCTTTGGGCTTGTCGTCCGACGTTGGCGGCGCGCTCATCATCGCCTCGACGACCTGGCCGGCCTGGACCCTGGTCGAAGATATCGGCCCGTACCCGTAGAAAGGACCGCCATGCCCGAGCGCGACACTCCCGAGCCCGTCGCCTGGCCCGAGCCCGCCCCCGAGCCCGACGAGCAGCCCGACGAGCCGTGGGGCAAATGGGAGAGCCAACAGGAGGACGACGGTGACCCTGATACGGGTACCGACCCCGTCGCCTAACTACAGCCACCGCGGCGGGGGCGTGCGCCTGCTGGTGCTGCACACCGCCC